GGTCTTGGAGCTCTCAGGCACCCAGACGCGCCCTGCCTTGATGATGTTGGCGACGATGGACAGGCGCTGTATCTTGTCTGCCCGTCCGGGGTTGTACGGCATGACCGGTAGGTGGGCGCGCTGTAAGTCTTGAATCAAGGAGATGCCGGCGCTCTTGTCCTCAATCAGGATCAGGTCAACGAGCTTGCGTGTCTTACCCTCACCGTAGACCACCTCAAACTCGCTCATGATCTTGGGGCGCAGGTCAGGGTATTGCAGGTGCTCTTGCCAACAATCAATGATGAGCACCGACATGGCGCCGTCCTCTGGTCGGTAGACGCCAAGGGTCATGTGGCCCGTGGGATCGTTGTGGGTCTTGTCCGATGTCGCGCAATCCACCGACTGGATGATGTACTCGAACTTAGGGAAGGGTTTGTCTTTAGGCCAGAGCCTGAACCACTCACGGCGAACGATGCCGCCCTCCTCAGGGTCAATGATCTCAGCGTGAATCTCCTGCCTGCCGAGGTTGGTGCCCTCGTACTGCAGAATCTGCTTCTGGAAGCTTGGAGCAAGGTTGTCCTTGTTAATGTAGGTCGATGCCTTGGTGATCACCACATCGTCATTCTCGCGGCTCAGGAGCTCCATGATGAGCGGCTTGGGCTTTGGTGTGGTGGTTGCGATGATGCGTGTGCGTTGGCCCAGACGAACTGCAAACTGGATTTGATCCCATGCGGCCTGCAGGTCATCATAGGCGGCGAGCTCATCGAGCCATGCGCCATGCCACTGGCCTCCACGGAAGCGCTCCGGCTCCGATGCCGGGATGCCCTTGATGAATGAGCCATTGATGAGCCTGAGCTCGTGCAGGGCCTTGTTGTAGTCCTCAATCAGGGAAGGTGGGCACACATTAAGCAGGCCAGAGTCACCCTCGAAGCATGTGCCGCGAATGTCGCCTGATGTGGGCGCAGAGACAAGCCATCGAGTGCCGGGCATATCCCACGCCCATTCCAGTAGTGTTTCGGTTGCGGCGCGAGTCTTACCGGCTCCACGGCCTGCGAGCATAAGCCAAATGTTCCACCATTCGCCTGCAGGCTCAATCTGGTGCTTGTGGGCGCCCTTCATCCACTTCATGCGCCAGTTGATCACCGTCTGGGCAATGTTCGTCCGTTGGGCGTAATCCTCTTTGAGAGTGTCTTCGTCTTCGAGGATAAGGTCTACAACGCTCATATGGGCTTAATGATGGCGTAGGGTTCATTGGTTCGCTTCTGGGCGTCCTCGACGGCGTGGAGGTCTTCCAGAATCTCTCTGTTGACCACGATCAGGTCGTTGGTGTCGAGGTAGCTTCTGATGACATTGACGCGATCCACTGACCACAGGATGCGCGGCTTGATGTGCAAACGCAGACGGAACCGGGCGCGTGACAGGGTGTAGTCCACCGGGCGATACCAGACCCATACGAGCACGAAGCCGCCGGTGGCAATGTGTATGTTCAAGCCCGTCTTGTAAGCGAGGCCTTTTTTGGTGAAGTTGATCATTCTGCCTGCCTTTGCATCTTAATGGCCTTCAGGAGCTCGCCAAACACGCCGAGGTTGTGCTCATGCACCACTGGGCTCTCGTCGTCTCCTGCGTGGATTGTGCGGTCACCGTACTTCTTGGGCTTGAGCTTCATGGCTGTCCACTTACGGGCCTCAATGCGTTGCTTTTGGTAGGCCACATATCCGGAATCAATCTTCAGGTCAATGACATTCCCGTCCTTGTCCTTAATCTCAAGCATCTCAGGCTTTTCGTCAGCGATGGCGACAATCTCGTCAGCGTGGGTGTCAGCCTGCTCCTCCCGCGCGCGGGTGTAATTCTCCGCAAACTCTTTGTGGCGCAACAACCATTCGTACACCGTAGACTGCACTGGATAGTCCTGATCCATGCATATGCGTCTCAGAGACTCCCCCATAGATAGCCTCTGGCATATCTTGTTGGCTATATCTTCGCTGTATGTGGATGGAGCTCCCACTTTGTTCTTTGTTTTGGTCGTCATACTTCGTCCTTTTGGCGCGCAATCTTTTCAGCGCATAGGCATAAGTGTAACTCTTAGTTCATTTCTGCGTAAATAGGCCAAAAAAAGGGAAGGCTTTTACACCTTCCCAAATGCTACCCCACTAGGAGGCAACTGCAGAAAATCATTTCATTTGGTCTTTGGTTGACTGTATTGTCCGACTCCGAGCTCTTTGGCAATCTTGTGTTGCAATTCTGTAATCCGGTGAGTGTTGCCTGCCACTTGTGCATTCAGCAGACGAACATAGCCAAGAGTGTTCTCATTGTGATCCAACAGTAAACGCAACTCTTCCTGCAGGCGCTTCAGATTGGTTGTCACCTTCTTGGGCTCATCCACGATCTCATCACCCCATGGATACTTATCCAAGGGCTCAGTCATGGTGCTCACTCCGAGTCAGGCGGCTTGATGCCCACGCCTTGTACGCCTTCAGCTCCTTGACTTCCTCTTTCAGGCGCTCGACCTCTCCCCGTTGGTGGTTCATGATGCTATGAGCTCTCTCAATCCAATCCTTCACTTCTTGTGGCATGCCGTAGACAGGCTCAGGCTTGGCTGTGATCTTGGTTGTTGTTTTTGCCGCAACTTTCTTTGCCGCAACTTTCTTTGCAGGCGCCTTAGTTGCCATAAGTGCCTACCAAATCCGGCAAGAATGCCATGAGTACTAAAAAGCCCACGAACAGTGCGCCGATGATGATCTTATCCATCAATGTTTCTTCTTGGTGGTGTTGCATGATCTTACGCTTCCTCCACAGTGATTTTGTATTTCTTGCCATGACGGTCTTCTACCTCAATGGTTTTCTTTGTTGACTTGAATGAGCCAGTCTCGGTCAGATCGAGCTTCATGCGGCCTACACTCGCCAACAGGCGCTCGTTATTGCTGTCCTCGACCTTTAAGCTCTCCTGAATCAGGTGGGCGATGTAATCACAGTAGGCCACCATGCTTGCGGCCTTTACCGCGCTGTCTACAACCATTTTAGCAACAGTAGAAAAATCGTTGTCGGCATACAGCTCTTTCATTTCTTTAAATGTTTCAAATGTTTTAGTCATGATTATTCCTCTGTGATTGTGTATTCTGTGCCGTGGTACTCAGGATGTTGCATGTCATATTTTTGATACTCATGCACTGCTTGATCAGCTTCATAATCTGTGTCAAATTGACCTACAAAACCGTGATCAATATCGCCTGTTTTTGCTCTAACTACAAACATAATCTAACTCCTTGTAATAAACCTGCTCTATTGCAGTGATTAAAGTATAACTCAAAGTTAGAGTCTGTAAATGGTTTGAATGAAAATATTTTCTAGGTGTTTTCCCTAGTGCTTGGTTGGGGGTGGCCTGCAGATATTCCAATCATTGTTCTGACCGGCCTTCATGACCTTGTCGAGCAATTCCTGCGTCGTCTGCGATGCATGAGCATTGTCGAACTTGTGTTTGACCTCCTTCATCATGATGTGCATGAAGGGGTCTATATCGCCACCACGGCGCTCCACGATGAGGATGGATAGGGTCATGAGGGTGGTGCTGATATTCGCCGCCACAGACAGGCATACATCGTGTCCATGCTTATCCATGATCTGGTGGAAGTATTTTTGAATAATGGGGTCAACCCTTTTCAGGAGCTCACCAACCTTTTCGATGTCGTTTTCAAGACTCATCATTGCACCTTTTGAGATTGCATGCGGTTTCTGATGGCAATCCCTGCGTTCTTGAGAGCCGTTGAGATTTCTCCCTCGTCTTCATCAGATGCCAGTTCGTCACAGATATCAGCGCAAGCTTGGCGCTCAATAAAGATGGCCTGCTTGGTAGTCTCGATAGCCACTTGCATGATTTCAGCCTTCGCGAGCGCCAAAGATTCGTCAAACTCGGCCTGAGTGAAGAACTTCATGGTTCCTGCGTTGCCCAATAATTGGCGAGCCAGTGGGCTCAGTTCTTTCTTTTCCATTTAATACCTTTCGTTTCGAGTTAACCAATAAAGCATGCCGACCAAGGTGAGCACAATCACCACGATCACAACAGTCGCAATCAACAACAGATTCAAAATTGTCGTGATCATTTGAGCCTTTCAAGCTTTTCCTGTTTAGGCGAGCGCTCGCGAATGTACTTCCACTTCTGCTGATACTCAGCTTGCTCACTGGGCGGCACCCACCCTGCTTTGCGCCACTTCACTGAAATGTCCACGCCCTTGAAATTGATTGTTCGTTCTTCTGTCTTCATCATGCCCCCTTGTGTAATGAACCTAAAGTTTTAAGCCCTTCATGAGTCACCTTCCATACTACCGCCAATCGGTTGGCTTTGGTACGCCGGCGATGGCCTGAGTCCTCAACCAGTCCTGCGTCCATTAGAGTGACCCTACAAGGCCGATACGAGTTGCCGGGTATGCTGAGTCCAGTCTGCGCCTCTTCGTCGGTCATGGGCCATTTAGACAGCGCAAACAACACCCCGTACCTAGTGTCGCTGAAAGTCAGTGATGATTGCAATGCCGCCGCCCTGCTTGTGTCGCTGTGACTTTGGTGCGGTGGAATGTCTGCCAATGGTTTGCGCCGTTGGCGTCGGGTCATTTTTTTGATTTCCCTTTGGATGATCTGTACTGCCAGACCATGATCCTGACTAACCCAATCGTTAGTCAGGGCACCCAAAACAATTTCGAGCTCAGAGAGTGTCATGTTTAAAAGTTGTAGTCGTAAAACTTGTGTGGTTTGTTGGACAATCCAAATTGACGACCATGCTTGTCCTTCCACTGGCCCGACTTATGCAGGCGAATACGAATGACTGGGTTTTGTGGATTGCTCTTGATGTGCCATGCCTGAGCGTTATCGCTTACCGCGCTGAAGCCGCCGGGCACAAATGTGGTCTCAACGCTGTGATCTTTTTCAGCGTCCATCTTGCGCACTTCAATCGTTCTGTCGCTGATTTTCTTCACAACCTCGTAGGGATTGACATCTGACCAACCGTAATGATTTGCATAGTTCATGGTTTACTCCTCAGCAATTGCGCGTTGCAGGGCCTCGATGAGGGCTTCGGTTTCTTCGCGAGACATTGCCACTGATGAGTGACCGCCGGGGAAGAAAATTGACATATGTGAACCTTCGTCAAAGTCGGTGACTATTACGGAACGACCAGATTCGACGATCTGGA